GCAATATCTACAATGTAGAATTTAGAATTACAACAACAAACAGTCTAAAGGACAGCAGGAACTTTAGAATTAAAGTGTTAGAGAGACAGGTATAATGGCTAGAAAATTAGACAGAGAACAGATCAGACAACTTGCATTTGACCAATGCAACGACAAGGAGATCGCGGCTGTCATGAACACCACAATAAAAGTAATTAGAAAACAATTTAAGAAAGTTATAGACGAGGGCAGACTCCAAGGTCAAGCACACATAAAAAAATTACAAATGGAAAAGGCAGAGAAAGGTGATCCAAAAATGTTGCAGTTCATGGGTAAAAATTATCTTGGACAAAAAGATCAACCACAATACTTGGATGACAAGAAACCTTTACCATTGGGTGAATTTTTACAAGCACTATCCAAACCAGAGGGCAAAGAATAATGTTGACACCAGCACAACAAGAGATATTCAATTCACCAGCAAGAATGCGTACAGCAAGTTGCGGTAGACGGTTTGGTAAGACTTATGTAAGCATGATGGAGTTGGTGCGACACGCCGCAGAGATGGACAAGGAAGTTTATTATGTTGCTCCATCATACAGAATGGCAAAATCCATTTTGTGGAATCCTATAAAGGATATGTTAAAAAAATTAAGATGGATTGATCAAACTAACGAAGCAGAATTAAAAATAAGATTAAAGTCAGGATCCACAATACATCTTAAAGGTGCAGAAAACAAAGATGCATTACGAGGTGTAGGTTTGGATTTTTTAGTTATGGATGAATACCAAGACTTGGACAAGGAACTATGGACGCAAGTTTTAAGACCCACATTGTCAGACAGAAAAGGCAAAGCATTGTTTATAGGCACACCAAAAGGTGTTGGATCTTTCAGTCATGAAATGTACACTATGGCAAAAGAGACAGAAGGCTGGGAGGCATTCAGTTTCAAAACAATAGATGGTGGACAAGTGGATAAAGCAGAATTGGAGGAAGCAAAAAGAGATCTTGATGAAAGAACTTTTGCACAAGAATATGAAGCAACATTCAACACATACTCTGGTATGGTGTATTACAATTTTGATAGAGATGAAGTTGTAAGAGAATGCAAAAATTTTAACACACAAGAATTGTATGTTGGCATAGACTTCAACATTGATCCAATGTCGTTGGCAATTGGTGTGATACAAAACAACACTTTATTTTTTATTGATGAATTAAATGTTATGGGATCAAACACAGCAGAAGTATGTGATGAACTTAACAGAAGATATCCAAGAGCAATTATAAACATTTTTCCAGATCCTGCAGGGAGACAAAGAAAAACATCTGCAGGTGGAAAAACAGACATAAGCATTTTACAGAATGCAGGTTTCAAAGTGTTCGCAAGACAAAGTCATACATTAGTGAGAGACAGAGTGAATGCAGTAAATAGTAAGTTAAAAAACGCAAAAGGTTTACGCCAAATGTTTATTGATCCAAATTGCAAACAAATTATTAAAAGTTTAGAATCTTTACAATACAAACCAAACACATCCATAATTGACAAAAATGGACAAGAACACATGGCTGACGCAGTGGGTTACCTTGTAGACTTTTTATGGCCAATCAAAAGAGATGTTGCAAAACAAAGCAATCCAACAAGATGGAATGTAAGTAAGCCAACAATAGGAGTTAGATAATGGCAGTTATAAGAAATAGATTAACAAAAGGTGATCCATATAGTGCAAGTGAATATATTATTTCTACGCACGAAGCATACAAATTGTATTACAACAGATGGATATTTTTAGCAGACAGTTATAATGGTGGCTTTGATTATTTCTATGGAAAATATTTAGAACCATTTGTGTATGAATCAAGAGACGATTACGAAAAAAGATTAAGAACAAATGCTTTGGACAATCATGTCAAAGCAATAGTTGGCATTTATAATTCATTTTTATTTAGAAGAGATATCAAAAGAGATCTTGGATCAATTGAAGCAGATCCACAACTGGATGCTTTCTTTGATGATGCAGATCTTGATGGTAGAACTTTTGCGGCATTCATGAAAGATGTTTCAAGACATTCACAAGTTTATGGACATTGTTGGGTCATAGTAGATAAACCAAACACAAATGTAAGCACAAGAGCAGACGAATTGGAACAAGAAGTCAGACCATATGTAAGTTTATTCACTCCTGAAAATGTTTTGGACTGGCAATACGAAAGAGAAGAAAATGGTTATTACAAACTTGTATATTTGAAAGTAAAAGAAGAAATACAAGAAGGCGAACAATACATTAGAGAATACACTCCAGAAGAAACAAATGTGTACAGATACACAACAAAAGACAGACAGGGTGAATATATGTATTCAATACCAAACACACTGGGCAGAATACCTTGTGTGGTTTGTTATTCACAAAGATCAAATTTAAGAGGTGTTGGTGTAAGTGCTGTGGGAGACATAGCAGATATGCAAAAAAATATCTATGAGGAAACAGCAGAGATACATGACATTATAAAATTAACAAACCATCCAACACTTGTAAAGACAAGAGGCACAGATGCTTCAGCAGGAGCAGGTGCTATTGTGACCATGGAAGAAAATTTAGAACCAGGACTTAAACCTTATCTATTACAACCAAACGGTTCATCTATTGATGCTGTTTTGGACAGCATACAGAAAAAGGTTGATGCAATAGACAGAATGGCTTGCGTTGGTGGTATTAGATCAGTAGAATCAAGAAGATTATCAGGCATTGGATTGCAAACTGAATTCCAAATGTTAAATGCTAGATTGGCAGACTTTGCGATGTGTTTAGAACATTGTGAAGAACAGATATGGAGATTGTATGCACTATTCCAAGGCATGACTTATGACGGTTCAGTCAAATATCCAAGATCATTTTCCATACAGGACAAAGCCAACGATATCGCTATGTTGAAACTTGCAAAAGAATCAAACATTGCGGATACAAGGATTACAGATGAAATAGACAAAAGGATATACGAAACAATAACAGAAGAAAGTATGTCTGACTTACCTGAGGAGACACCTGCACAAACAACTCCATTGAAACTTGATATGCCACATCCACCAATGGAGAATCCAGAGGACATGATACAGCACATGAGAGATATGATAGGCGAAGGATACACCAACGAACAGATATTGGAAATACATCCTGAGATAAACGCATTTTTTGGAGACAATGATGGTGAAGAGACGCAGGGTACCTAAAGATAAAAAATCCAAAGTACCAAAGAAATATCTTAGTGGTGTTAAAGGCAGTAAGAGAGTTGAACTTGCAAATCTTATCAAACGGATTGGCAAGATGGCAAGGGCTGGCAAAACAATACCACAAAGTTTAATAAACAGGAGGATAAAACTTGGCAAAGCGTAAGCCGTTGAGTGCCAGTGTAAAAAAGACACTTCGCACAAAGGCAGATAAGAGCAGATTCACTTATGGCACACTGGCAAAAGTGTACCGTAGGGGACAGGGTGCTTTCCTAACAGCAGGATCAAGACCTGGAATAGGAATGCAACAATGGGCAATGGCAAGAGTAAATTCTTTCCTACGAGGCAGTAGGAAACATGATTTAGACCTTAGGAGGAGAAAATAATGAAAAAGATAAAAGATTTTTTTAAAAAGATATGGACATGGATACATGGCAAAGTATCAAGGTAGAACTGTAAAATTAAACAAACCTTCAAGAGGTGATGTAAAAAAGTTTAAAGTATTTGTGCGTGATAAGAAAACTGGCAATGTCAAAAAGATAAACTTTGGACAAAAAGGTATGACTATCAAAAAGAACAATCCTGCTAGACAGCGATCGTTCCTTGCACGAATGGGGGCAGTGTTGGATAAAGTGAAAGGACAAAAAACTTTATCTCCTGCATACTGGAGCATGAAAGCATGGCGATAACAACCAGTACACAAACAGCGGCACTATTCACAAAAGTGATAGGCCCAAGAAGAAGGAGAACTAGGATGGCTACAACTAGAGGAAAAAAAAGATCTGGAATGTCCAGAAGAGGCAAAAGAGGCGGAATGTCTAAAGGCAAAAAGAAAAGAAGATAATAAATAAACACGAGACTGCCATAAGGGCAGGGAGGGCACTCAACTCATAAACAAAGAGGACAATTATATGAACGCAGAAACACAAGCGGTACAATCTCAGGTTACTGCACCTGAAAAAACAGAAACGCAGGTAGAGACAAAACCAGTCTCTGTAGAAACAACGGAGACTCGCACATTTACTCAACAAGACATAGATAAGATTGTTGAAGACAGATTGGCGAGGCAAAGAGCAAACTTTGATAAGAAGTATGCTGGAATAGATGTTGATCACTACAACACTCTAGTCAAGAAAGAGGAAAAGGCAAGGCAGGCTGATTTGGAGAAGAGAGGAGAGTTTGAAAAAGTGCTTAAGGAACAAGCAGAAAAGTTCAACTCAACAATCTCACAATATCAGTCAGAATTGACTTCAATCAAGATTGATGGAGCATTGTTAGGAGAGGCATCAAGAGCAAAAGCAGTCAACCCACAACAAGTGAGCCAATTGCTTAAAGGTCAATTAAAATTGAACGATGCAGGCACAGTTGATGTGATTGACACAAAAACAGGGCAAGTCAGATACAACGACAAAGGCGAGCCCATACAAGTGAAAGACTTGGTCACAGAGTTTCTACAAGCAAACCCACATTTTGTTTCAGCAGGACCACAAGGTTCTGGCACTGGAGCAGGAGAAGGCAAGCAAGGGACTACGGCACAAACTGATATAAACAAGTTAGATTTAACCAAACCAGGTGATCGCGAACTTTATAAAAAGTTAATGCGTGAAAAGGGTGTAGTTAGATTCTAACAGTCATAATATAGGAGATATAACATGGCTATTACTACAACTACAGAAACAGTAGAACTGTTTGAAAATATATCACAGGCGGCTGTCTTTACAATGTCAGAACAGACAGTAATCAGACCACTTGTGGCAAACTACGACTTATCTGGTACTCCAGGTTTGACGGCTAGTATACCAGTAATCCCAACAATCTCAGCGGCGGCAGTTGCGGAAAACGCGGATCTTTCATCGTCTACATTCAATCCAACAGGAAAAGATGTGACGTGTTCAGAGATTGGTGTTAATGTTGAATTAACAGATTTCGTAAGAGAATCTGCAACATTAGACGTACAAGCGGCAGTTGGTAGACAAATGGGTGAAGGTATCGCGGCAAAAGTAGATACAGATCTAGCGGCTTTATTCTCAGGGTTTTCTAACTCTGTAGGTTCAGGCGCGGCAGAAATTACTGCAAATGTAATCTTCCAAGCGGCGGCAACATTAAGAAACGCAAATGCACCAGGACCATACTATTGTGTGTTGGCACCATTCCAAGCGATGGCGCTTAAACAACAATTAGCAGGGACAGGTAACACTAACATGGGATCACTTTCAGATGTTGGTAACCAAGCATTAAGAGATGGTTTCATTGGAACACTTGCAGGAATGCAAATCTTTGAAAGTTCAAACATCGCTAACGACCCATCAGCAGGTGGTGTTGTTGGTGCGGCTTTCTCAAGAGATGCACTTGCATATGTTAACAAAAGACCGTTCAGATTAGAAACTGAAAGAAATGCTTCAACAAGATCAACAGAACTTGTTGGAACACACGCATTTGGTGTATCTGAACTTATTGATGCATATGGCGTTGGTATAATTGGGGACAACCAAGTATAATAAATAACTTTGTGTCTGGCATGATACAACAACAAAAAGGGCGGCTCTATGTCGCCCTTTTTTTATGACAACAGGATAAATAATCAAGTTAGGAAGAACTTAACGATTAAAAATATACAGGAGCAGAAACTCTATGGCAACACTATTAACGATTGCAGACATCCAAGACTACGAACCAGATATATTGAACTTTGGTATACCTTCATTCACTGACGAAATCACAAAAGGACAAACTGATGTTTTCCGTGACTTGCGTATTGAATGGTGGCCCACTTACACATACGGAAGATACGATATTTCTGTTTTAAACTTGGGGCAAGATGATCCAGACGAAGATCTATACACAGCAAGTCAATTAACAAGAGCCGCTGTGTACCAGACATTAGGTTATCACATCTATCCAAAACTAGCAAAATTTGATGAACAAGTAGATATCTTTGAAAGAAAGATGGAATATTATCGTAAAGAGTATGAGCGAGAGTTTGATAAAATTTTAAAAGATGGGATTGAATATGATGCAGACAGTTCTGGTACAGTGAACGCAACAGAAAAACAAGCACAATATTTCAATCGCCTAGTAAGGTAATTGAATGTCCAAAAGAGAAGATATAGCAAAAAACATTGTGGATGTACTAACTGACATGGTGCCACCAAAGCCTGTGTTGGTCACAAGAGAACCACTGGATGTTTTAAAATTAGCAATCACACAATTTCCTGCTGTGGTTGTGCAAATGGGCAACGAGATCAGAGAAGATGATGCCATGGGTGGCAT